GACACACACGTTGTTGGCGTTGAATGCCGCGACCGGGTTTCCTCCGTGCCGGAGCCGGCCCTCGACGACCAGGGCCTCGAGCAGTTTGCAGGGCGCGTTCAGGTAGGCCGTCCGCTGGGCGACCGACCGCACCTCGATCCCTTCCCGCTGGAGGAGCGTCTCCAGGGCCCCGGCCTGCCAGGGATCGACCCCGACGCCGCGGATCTCGTGCGACTCCCCGTAGGCGATGATGTCGCGGGCGACCGCCTCATGGTCGAGCCGGTGGCCGTCCGTGACCGTCACCCAGCCTTCGCGGATCCAGGTGTCATACGGGATCCCCTCGCGGACCCGGTCGCCGACGGTCTCCGACGGGACCCAGTATTTCCACTCGACCGCGTAGGAGCCGTCCTGCTCCTTGAACACGAACGCCGCGCTCGTCATGTCGAGATTGCTCGCCAGGTCCACCCCGACCCAGCAGGGCCGGCCGGCGAGCTGCTCGAGCGGCTCGCGGCCACACTTCGCCCAGTCGTCGCCGTGGAACCAGCGGGCGTCGGCCTGCTGCCAGACGTTCAGGGAGTAGCGGAGGAACTTCGACATCTTCCGCGGATCGGTCGTCGCGTCCTGGTAGTCGGCCGCGAACTCCGACTCGGGAAACGCGACGCCCATCGACGGGTTGGCCTTTCGCCAGACGGCCGGGTCGGAGAAGTCGTCCTCGGGGTCGGCGGCGTAGATCAGCCCGTAGAACGTCGGGTTCGCGGCGGGGTTCTTCATCACCAGTTCCGAATCCTTCCACCACTGCCAGCCGATCCCGTTGCGGTCGTCGCCCGCCGTCGAGATCGACATGACGAGGCTGTTCGGCGTGCCGCGGATCGCGTAGACGAGGGCATCGACCAGAGCCGGCGATCGAAAACTGTGGATCTCGTCGAGGATCACCGAGCCGTTCAGCCCCTCCTGTTTCCGCCACTCGCTCGACAGACAGCGGATCTCGTTCCCATGCTGCCTGTTCCGGATCACACTTTTGTAGTCGATCACCTCGAGCAGCTTCGAGAGCTGCGGCGAGGCTTCGATCACGGCGGCGGCCATGCGGAACATCGTCCGCGCCTGCTCGCGATCGTTTGCCGCCAGGAAGACGTCGGCGATCGGGAAATGCGAAGTCGCCATGTAGGCCGCGAGCTGCGACATGAGCGAACTCTTCCGGTTCTTCTTCGGAACCCAGATACCGCCGCGACGGTAGCGGAGCCGGCCGGTCGGCCCCTTCCACCCGAAGATCGGCGCGATCACGCGGTCGCGTTGCCAGTCGAGGACCTTGATCGGCTGCGGTTTTCCGTCGTCGCTCGGGTGCCGACAGAATCGCTCGATGAATTCGGCCGGCCGCGCGGCGGCCTCGGCGTCGAACGTGAACCCGGCGACGTACTCCGGCCGCTTCTTCGGATCAGCCGCCCGTGAACGTCCGGAGGGCGCGGGCTTCTTCGTCGTCTTCTTCGCCATCGGTTGGGTCCTGCGGGAGCCGGGCCGCGGCCGCCGCGGTCAGACCGAAGTCCCGGGCCAGCATGACGAAATCCCGCCGCGAGTCACGGAGCAGCTTCGCGACCGGGCTGGCGGCCTGCCCCTTGTCGGTCGCCGTGATCCAGCCCTCGGCGGCGAGCTGCTCCTGGAGGGCGAGGATGTCGGCATGGATCTGGCAGAGGATCGCGAAGGCGGCGGTCTGCTCGGGGGCGAGCCGGCCGGCGGCGATCAGGGCAGGGGCGACGGTCCGCCAGAAGGTGAGCGCCGCCGGCACGGCGGCGACGTCCGGGGGCGGCGGCAGCTTGCCGGCAGGCGGGGCGGCATCGGCCGGCCTGGCCGGCGCCGGCCTCTTCGCCCGCGTGTTCCGGCCGGCTTGTGATCGGCCGCTCCGGGGGTCAGGGATCGGACCTCGGGAACCCAAGTGGACCTCCAATTCTCGAAAACCCGACACGAACTAGCGCAGAGCGGCCGTGGGGTCATGCGTTGAATGGCATAATTCTTGCCGACCCCACCCCCCCTTTTCGGCGCGTTCGGCAGTCATAGAACGCCTCGCCTCCGTTGCTCCGCTCGCGTCTTCTTCCCGTGGCACGAGCTGCACCGCCAGGCGAGGTTGTCGTCGTCGTCGCGGCCGCCGTCCTCGAGGGCGACGATGTGGTCGGCGTGGCCTGCCTTCCCGTAGGCGACGCGGCCGCAGTCGCGACAGACGTAGGAGTCGCGGATCGCGATCCGCTGCCGCTTCGCCTGCCAGTCGGCGGTCCGGTAGTGCGCGATCTCCTTCGTCGCCGCCCGTCGCATCGTGGGCGGCCGCCAGCGAGGAACAGGCGCGGTCACGACAGCCCCCTCATCGGTGCCTGTAGACGAGGTAGGCGAGACAGCCGGTCTGCGCGAGTTGGCAGAGCAGGTAGATCGTCTGCTCGTCCTGGAGGGCGTAGTAGATGGTCGTCACGGGATGCCCAACTATGAGTCAGGGAATGCGGCGGTCGGCACGGCGATCGTGGAGCCTGTGTAACCGCGATCCGTCCCGATAGTAATACGGAGATCGTCGACGAATCCATTCACGCCGTCGGATGAAGAGGAGGTCGCCGTCGCGCTGCTGAACAGAGTGATCGCCCCCGTGTCGCCAGTGAGCGCCGACGTCCCCACGGTAACGGATCCCTGCGAGGCCCCGTTGATGTACGTTCTCGCAGTCGTGCCGGATCGCACGAACGCGTAGTAGAACCACGCGGAGGTCGGGACTGCCAGGTTGTTGACCCTTAGCCAGCCGCCGCCGGTCGCGAATTCACTCTTCCACGTTCCGGAGTAATAGTTGAAATGCACGCCGCCCGTTATTCCAGGATTCAGACGCGATCCATAGAACCAATTGTAATCGCTGACGCTCTGGACATAGAACCACCCCTCGATCACGAAGTCGGCGGAGCCGAATCCGTTCATCCCCACGCCCAGATTGACGGCGCCGTTCGTGCCTCTGCTGATGCTCTTGCTTCCCCACTTCGCCTGGGTCGTGGATTGCGTGGCGTCGCCGTAGGCCGTGACCGTCTTCGGCGTCGGAGACGAGTCCACGATCGTAGCGCCGCTGCCCTCGCCGTGCAGCAGCAGGGCGACACTGGAAAAATAATCGTCGCTCGAAACCGGCCAGGTCCCCGCCCGCTTGAACGATTCGGCCTCGCGCAGCGTCCAGACACCGCTCGCGGCGGAATGCACCCCCGAGGCCGCCGGCACGCGACGGAATCCGATGTATCCTCCTGGCCCCCTCACGCGTCACCTCCAGGAATCAAGACAGCTCTTTCCAGCAGGCGACGACATGAAGGTCGCCGCCGACCGAGGCCGTGGCGTAAATCGACTCGGCCTCGGTCAGGCAGAGGCCGAGATCCTTCGACGCGACGACGAGCGTGGCGTCGGCCGGGACCGTGATCGTGTGCGCGAGTTTGGTCGCCGTGCCCGTGTTCGTTGCCGAGGCGTAGACCGAGATCGTGACGTCGCAGGCGTTCACGCCGTCCACGTTCGCGACGATGAGCGAGTCGATGAGATACACCTTCCCGGAGGAGGCCGCGTTGCTGACGATCTGGGTCTCGGTCGTGTTGTCGAGCCTCACGAATGCGTTGTTGAGGACGACAGTCGAGGCCGAGGCGATGTTCGGGTTTGCCATGCGTCACCTATGACAGGGCGAGGACCAGGCCGAGCGAGACACCGCCGGAGCCTGTGTTCCCTCGTGGGATAGTGATGTCGAGGACCGCGGCCGAGCTGCTGCCGCTGTTCGTGACCGAGGCGTTCGACCCTGCCGCTCCGGTCGTCACCGTGCCGATGGTCAGCGTGGCGGCGGACCCGGCAGGGCCGGTTGCCCCGGCCGAGCCGGTGGCCCCGGATGGGCCGGTGATCGCCGACAGGGCGACGATGTTCGTCCAGGTCGAGCCTCCGACGTAACGCCACTGGATGTGCGTCCCGGAGGCCTGGAACTCGACGTCGCCTCCGTCGGTCCCTTCGTCTCCCCTGGGGATCGTCAGGTTCAGCGTCTGGGCCGGCGCGGTGCCCGTGATCGTGGCCGAGGCCGACGAGCCGGCGGCCCCCGTGGTCACCGTGCCGATCGTGAGCGTGTTCGCGGGTCCGGCGGCCCCGGTTGCCCCCTGCGGCCCGGTGATCGCGGAGAGGGCGACGAGGTTCGTCCAGGTCGAGCCGCCGACCGGTCGCCATTGAACGTGCGAGGCGGTCGTCTGTAGCTCGAGCGTCGCGCCCGTCGCGCCGGTGGCCCCGGCGGGGCCGGCGATCGACGCGAGCGTGGCGAGATCCGACCAGGTCGAGCCGCCGACGACGCGCCACTGGATGTGCGTCGCGGTCGTCTGTAGCTCGAGGTTCGGTCCGGCCGCCCCAGTGGCCCCCGCCGGACCCTGGGGAAGCGTGAGGTTGAGCGTCTGGTTTGGCGCGGCGCCCGTGATCGTGGCGGCGGCGGTGCCGGTCGCGACCGTGCCGATCGCCAGCGTGTTCGCCGGCCCCGTGTTGCCGGTCGGGCCGCGGTCGCCAGTCTGCGCGACGGTCACGCTCGCGGTCGTGCCGGAGACTGCGACCGTCACAGGGCTCCCGGTGATCGTCACGCTCATGGCGAGGTCGGCGACACGACGCCGGAGAGGTAGGTCCTGGTCACTGTTCCGGGCGACACGCCGCGGAAAAACCAGCGGTAGCTCTTGGTCGGCGACAGGGCCGCGGTCTGCGTTTCGGTGAGCGACAGGACGAGCTGGCCGAGGGCGGCGCTGGTCACCTCGATCGCGAAGGTCGCCGCGGTCGCGCCCTGCGAGGCGATCGCGACGCCGTTCTGGTAGGACGGCGCCACCTCATAGACGATGGCGGTCCAGGAGAACCCGGTTCCGTCGATCGACAGGTCGATCCCCAGCGCGAACTCGTCGCCCGGGACGAACGCCAGCGTCAGGTCGGCCGGTAATGCGGAGAACGTGGGCATACGGAGACCGTAACCGCGGGCCGGAGTGGCGGGAAAGTTTCAGATCGCCGCGGCCTCGCGAAACGCGGTGTCGAGCGTGGCGGCGTCGAGGCCGAGGGACGGGCCGAGAGCGGCGAGCCACGGGCTGTCACGGTGGACCTCGGTCCCGTACTCCCACTCGACGCGGACGCTCTCGCGGTTGATCGCGTCGGGGATCGACGCGATCGCCGCATCGACGGCCGCCAGGCCGATGCCGTGGCGCACCAGCCAGAGGCGGGCTTGCCGGGCGGAAATCGTCGTCGGGACAGGCCGCTCGTCGGGAGCGTACTGCCAGCCGGCCGGTAGTTGGTCGTCCGGTACGGCCCTGCATCCGTCTGGCGGAGACCAGCCTTCGGGAAGGTCTGGTCGGACGAACGTCACGACGCGGCCGGCAGCATTCACGATCGCGAGAGAGTTTGCCATATTCAGTACCAGACGGTGATCCGGACGTACCCCTCTGCGCCGTTGCCGCCGGCCCCGGAGTTGTAGCCGTTGAATGCTGCGCCGCCGCCGGCCCCGGCGCCGCCGTAGCGGCCGCCGTTGCCGCCGTTGCCGCCGGCCGTGGTGGAGTTGCCGCCCCCGCCGCCGGAGCCGCTGCCACCGGCCCAGGAGATCGAATTCGTGTTGGAGTCAACCGCACTCGGACCTGCGCCGCCTCCGGCGGTTCCGCCGGAATTCGATCCGAATGCACTCGTGAGTCCCGCGAGCAGGTGATCGCCGCGTCCTTGTCCGCCGGCGCGAGAAGTGTCGGCAGTTGAAATCCCGCCGCCTCCGGCGCCGCCGGCCGCCGTCATGTAGATGGAGCCGGCCGTTGCCCAGCTCTGCCCAGGATTCGGAGCGTTTGCCTGCCCCGAAACAGAGGACGAGCCGCCGGCGATCCCGAGCATCATCGAATAGAGGTTGATCGAACCGCCGGTCCCAGCTGCCGCCGTGCCGCCCGCACCACCTCCGCCGCCGCCAGCGAATAGCGACCGAGATCCCCAAGCCACGGTAGTGTTGCCGCCCGCAGACCCTGCGGCGCCGTTGGTGTCGTCCGTTGTCCTCGCCGCGCCGCCTGCACCGCCGGCGCCGACTGAAACCGTGAGCGATTGCCCCGCGATCCCGTCGGCAGACGCGGAAAAAAGCACGTCGCACAGCCCAGACGAGGCACCGCCGCCGCCTCCGAATCTTGCCGTGCCTGATGCCCCTCGTCGCCCGCTGCCGCCGCCACCGCCGCCACCGATGGCCGTAACACGGACCATTTTTGCCGTAGATGGGAGCGTCCACGTCCACGCGCCGTTTGAGCCGGTCGCGCCGGACGGAGACACCGAACGCGTGAACTCGAAAACGTCACTGGTCGACGCGTAGGCCTGGTCGCCGCGGAGGAACGTCGAAGACGACGCCGTCCCGCTCCCGAGCCGCGCCGTCGCGATCGTGCCGCTGGCGATGTCGCCGGCGGCGTGAGTGTGAGTGGTCGGCGTCCGCGAGTCGGAGAGCCGGGCGTCGTTCCCGACGCAGACCGTGCCAGCGGTCGCGCCGAAGTTTGGCACCAGGGCGCCGCTCGAGGTCGTGAGCCCAGCCCCGACCGAGAGGCCGACCGTCTGCGCGGCGTAGGTGACCGGAGCCGTGGCCGAGACGACGCCGGGGTCGCCCTGCGGGCCGGTCGCCCCCTGCGGCCCGGTCGGGCCTGCCGGGCCCGTGGCGCCGGTCGCTCCCGTGGCACCTGCGGCCCCGGCTGGGCCCTGCGGCCCCTGCGGGCCGGTGTCTCCTGTGTCGCCCTTCGGGCCCTGCGGTCCCGTCGCTCCAGCGGCTCCGGTGGCCCCGGCCGGTCCCGTGTCGCCTTGCGGTCCCTGCGGCCCCTGGGGGCCGGCTGGGCCTGCTGGACCGGCCGCTCCGGTGGCCCCGGCCGCGCCGGTGTCGCCCTTCGGGAGCGTGAGGTTCAGCGTCTGGTTCGGAGCCGCGCCTGTGATCGTGGCGGCCGCGGTCGCGCCGCTCGTCACAGTGCCGACGGCGAGCGTGTTCGCCGGGCCGGCGGAGCCGGTCGCGCCGGCCGCGCCCTGGGCCCCGGCAGGGCCCTGGCCACCGGAGACCGATACCCCGACGTTCTGTTCGCTCGCGGTGACGGAGATCGGGCTCACGGGTAGACCTCGACGGTTCCTTGAGTGGCGGTCCGCTTCGCGTCGCCGGGGGCGACCCACTCGACGCGGAGCCCGTAGGTGCCGGCCGCCAGGGCGGCGGTCTGCACCTCGGAAAGGGC